TCAGTGAAGGGCTTCTGTAATGCCTCTGAACGTGGTTTTGATAACATGCAAAATCACTGGTACACACAAAATTATTTGTAAGGTATTGAGCACGTTAGCAGTGATCTCGCTGATAATGTCTACTGTCACATAGTCTACCAAAGGCGTATACACTAGCATCCTGAACACAACAAGGTACAAGCCGACCAGAAAAATGTAAGCGAAGACATTATTTAGGATAAACATCACCAACGGCTTTAATCCTAATTTTTTCTGCCAGTAGAAGGCGTCTTTTATCGTACGAAAATAATCCAACATCCTTGATTTCCACTCACTAAGTCTCATGGAACTATTTTAACGAATTAGGTCACTTGAGACACAGTGTTTTGATGTATTCCTGCAGCCCTGCTATTTGCTTGTTGCTGGTTTCGATTCGCTCCCTGATACGGAAATAATCCCGTTCAGCGGTGTCATTAAGTCCGGGGCTGGTTGCATCATCCACGCCGGCGGCGCTGGGGGTTTTGGACACTGGTTTGCAGGTAGCGTTGAGGCGCAGCCGCTTAGCACCAGCAGCAACATCCCTGCGCAACTGCTCAATGGTCGCTTTTGCATCAGCTAAATCCTTTGTGTATTTCTTATCGAGGGCAGCCAGGTCGAGCTGGCGCGCCTTCATAACGTCAATCGTGGAGTTAGCGGCATTACGCTCGGCGGTCACAGTATTGCGCTGCTCTTTGTAATGCAGTGCGTTAGTTCGGTTATGGTCCACGGCCCATCCCATGACAACAAGCGCCCCAGCGGCAACAATGCATACCACCAGCACACCCCGGCTCAATGTCGGCCCCACGAGCATAACTCGTGCTCCACGTCGCGGCGGTTGATAAGCCCCTCCCACTGCTTGCCACCAGCGTAAATCCATTGACGCAGACCATCACACGCGGCCTGATAATTTCCAGCGTTAAGCTGGCGCAGCAATGAAGAACGTTCGAACGCCGTTACGCCCACGTTGTAGCTGAAACTGATTAACGCCGCTTTTTGATACTCGGTTGCCGGAACTTTTACCGAACGCTCAACCGTACGCGCGAATGGTACCAGGTCTTTATCCAGCATCGCCCGGCACTCGGCTTCAGTGTAGGTTTTGGTTTTAATGATGTCAGCGCCGGTATGGCCATAACAAACCGTGAGCACCCCGGCAACATCGTAATACGGCGTATAGCCAACGCCCTCAAGGTCGGTAAGCATGGTCCCCGCGATTGCAATAGCGCCGGCCCCGGACATTGCGAGCAGTCTATTCCGTAGAGCTGGAGACATAGCCATTTAATCTGTCCTCCCGTTCTTTTCGGCGGTAATACCAGTTAACGCCGCAGGTGATTACCGTGCAGGCGATACCAATAATGATTGCCCAGTCGCTGAGACTTAATCCCGCCAGTCTGTCAGCCAACATCCACGCCCCTGCTTTTGTCGTATCTGCATACGTCTTTGCCGAAACACCTCCCCCTGCCAGAGTGGTGCTGGTTCCGTATGAGAGCTTGCTGTAAATTGTGCTCATTCTCGCCATAGCCTCACCTCCCTATAGCCGGACGGTGCTGTGTGTTTTAAGGGAATAAAAAAAGCCGCCGATTGGGCGACTTTGAGAATCTTTGATTTTACCAGGCCAGAAAAGAAGAAACCCCGCAGTCGCGGGGGTTCTTTGTTTTCTTCAGGTGCTTATTGTCACTGCCACCGTGGCGCAGCTCTGCCAGACATGAGGGAATTATCTAACCTTCTGGCCCGGTTTCAACCCTCACCTTTCCCACATTAAATAACAGATTGTTTTTTAATGAGATAAAACGACAAAAAGACAATTGATCGTTTTGAACGATCAATCGCACGATATTGAACTGTGATACCAATTTGAAGTGTAGGGTTATTGCCCACAAAATCTGCTTCACACCCTAAATGGAATTAACAATGAGCATTTATTATCTTGTTATCTATCTGGTCGGGTTTGTGTGGATGTGGATTCTGTCGCTACGCGCAGATAAAAGAAACGATATTGAATTTAACTTTTTTGAAACACTGTTAACCGCTGCTTTCTGGCCATTCTTTGCTGTTGTGATCCCATGCATGGCCATCCATACATTCCTCTCACAAAGACATAACACAAAGAAATAGCATGCCGGCCCGTGCGGGCTGGCACTTAACGCCCCTTCTTCACATATAAAAATACCTTAGCCCTGAATATCTCCAGGCACCAGCGTACACGCTTACGGGCTTGCCCCTGAGTTAGCCACGGCGCTGAACGCTGCAGCTCCCTGGTGATATCAGCAATTCTTGTGCGGGTTATGTAATAGCGTAAAGCTACAACTTAAACCGGATCGTCGATTTTGAACGCAAGAGGGACGGCCTGTTCGATGCAGTCGGCATCATCTCTCCGCCCGGATTGTTCTAACATCTCGCGGAGCGTGAGCGGCCACAGAATGGTATAAGCTCGTGCCACGGCCTAACGACAGCTGTGTAATAGCATTAGACGTCTGGTCATTCATTTTCATAATCTCTCACCTCGCTTTTTTGCGGGTACTATGTGTGCAATAAAAAAGGGCGCACTATGACGACCAACTTTTTATCTCCTCAACCGTCTGGTTGAAGCGTTCTTCTTCAAGTTCAACACCAATTCCCCGCCGCCCTAATTCCATGGCAGCTTTGATTGTGGATCCGGAACCCATAAAAAAATCCGCTACCACGTCATCGGGCCTGCTGCTGGCGCTGATAATCTGCCTTAGCATTTCCGCTGGCTTCTCACATGGATGCTTACCCTGATAGAACTGAACCGGCTTATATGTCCAAACGTCCGTGTAAGGCACGGCAGATGTAACGGCAAACGGGCGACGCAGTGCCTTAAACTCGTCCATTAGTTCTGAATGCTTACGGCTCAGGTAATGCCAGGTTGCCACCAGTTCGTGATGAGGCTTTTCCAGCTCGAGGCGCTGATGCTTCTCAATGGCTATTTGCGTAAACAGTTCCTGCAATTTGAGATAATCGGCCTCGTTAGGCAATTGCCACTGACTGGCACCGAACCAGTGCGAAACCATGTTTTTCTTTCCCGTGGCGTCTGCTATCTGCTTCGACGTGACGCCCAGCGCCGAACGCGCATTACGGAAATAATCAATCAGCGGCGTCATAATGTGCTGTTTTGCGCTGTCACATTCTTTCGCGTAGCTATCGGGCTTATACGGCCCAGGGTAATGCTCTGCGAAGAGAATGCGCTCTGTCGCCGGGAAGTACGCCCGCAGGCTTTCTTTCTGGCATCCATTCCAGCGCCCTGACGGCTTCGCCCAGATGATGTGGTTCAGGATGTTGAAGCGGTTGCGCATCAGCAACTCAATATCAGCCGCCAGGCGGTGGCCGCTGAAAAGGTAAATGCTGCCGTTGGGTTTCAATACCCGCCAGAACTCGGCCAGGCATTTATCAAGCCATGCGAGATAATCCGCATCCCCGCGCCACTGGTTATCCCAGCCCTCGGGTTTAACACGAAAATAAGGGGGATCCGTGCAAATCAGGTCAATGGAATTATCTGGCGTTTGGGAAAGGACGTGCAGGCAATCAGCGTTGAATAATTCAACACTGTATATTTTTACAGTATTTTTCATGGATCAGTAAGCTAGTCTCTGATAGGCTCACTTTGCTTTAGCGCTAAAGCGGTGGGCCTTGGTTAGCTTGTGACCTTAATGCATCAGCTAATGGCTGGCCGGGTGCGTCAACACCCACCAGCCGCCCATTTCCACAGCGGGGGCCTCCGTTACTGGAGGCGCTTGTAACATCCGAACTGGTAATCTGATAAACCCGCCATTACAAGCTGCGTCAGTATTAACTGGCAGCGCTCGCGCGTCAGGTGCGTATTCTGGGCAATCTCGCTTACAGTGGCAGGGCTCTCGCTTAACTGATTGAATACGGCCCTGACCGTTTCAGTCATATACTGCTGATTTAGCATGTCTTTTACCTTAATTTCTGGTGTGACATACAGATAACTCTGGTTGAATAATGCAGCAAGAAGTCTTTGCAAAAGATATAAAAAAACCGCCATAGCAATGTTTTATGACTTGATAAGCGTTGTGTCTTTGTGACCATTCTTATCACATTACGATGTTTTTTGCGTACGCGTTAGTTCTTTTGTATTATTTGTTTACACAGCAAAATTAAAAATACAAATGGATGGAAACGTGGCTAAGTTGGATGCTTTAGAAAGAATCATTACCCACCATAGTGTAACAATAGACACACAATTTCGCACTAAAGCAGATGCTGCAACCAAAGCTAAATGCATTTGCCCTGTTCCAGAAATGGGTGTACTTGCTCCGATGATTTTAGCTCAAGTAGGGCTTACACATGTTTATGATCACGGTGATGTAGTTCTCACATTGCAAGATGCACAACTCTTTTCTACGCAACAAGATAGAACACCAACTCATTTGGCATTACTTGTAAACTCTGTAGACAAAAATGGTAGTACAACTGTTCTGAAAAATACTGAGACTAATGTTCGCGTTGAAATTGCGCCGAAACATGAGGAAGGGGAAGGCTATGAAGTTTCTGCACATATAGTTATTTCGCTGAGCGGTAGTAAGAGAACCTATGATATGACCTATACTCCCACTCCCGGTGTGTCAACCGGAAGAGTGAATAGTTTTTTAGATAGGATTTTATTCAAAGTATCCGTTGCAAATGAAGACAAATTCACCTGTATAACCCCTACCAATGTTGTTTCTTCAACTACCAATAAAAACGTTAAGATCCTTTACAAGCCTGTTTTTGATTTAACTGGCATGCTTGATCAAGATCTTTTTAAAAAAATAAACAGTAAAGGTTTGTCTGATGTTATTTTGATTAAAGACGAATTCACTACAATAAACGCACCTGATGTAAATGCCACTTACATTCCCAAACAAACCACATTGAAACTTGTGCCAAACCACGGACAAGATGTTATAGGGTGGATAAAATCGGTTGCACAGCATTTCGGTGATAAGGATAATGGTGGGTATGATAAACTTAAAATTAAGTTTCAAGAACCAGACACAGATAAACCAAGGCAAGTGGATTTCTCCACTTCAAATATTAAGTTAGACAGCTTAGAAAAAACATTCATCAAAAAAAGTGTTGTATCAAATTTTTCGTCGCGGTTGAAAGACTCTTATGATAAAATAAATAAAGAGTTTATTTCTAAAATGATTGAAATAATGTGAGGACAACATGCTTACAATTTTTTCTCACCTAGCCAAACCGTTTGGTTACCTTTTTATTAAAGGTATTGATGGTAAACGGTCTTACGACTGGATAGCACCATTGATCCTTACAACTTTAACAACTCTGTACTTTGGCTCATTTAAAGTTATGCCTTCTATTCTGCTATCCGAAGGTGGTTTTGTTAAAACTGTGATATCATTTATATCAAACCTGCCGGGATTCTATATTGCAGCACTAGCAGCTATAGCAACTTTCAATAGAGAGCAAATAGACCACCCATTAATCAGCAATACAGGCACCCCATCAATAGATGTTAAGGTAACAAAAGAAAATGGTAAAGTGGTCAATTCTCAGGAGCCTCTGACTCGGCGACTATTTTTATGTATGCTATTTGCATTCCTTACTGCATTGAGCATTTTATTAGTAATGCTCAATGCATTAGTCATGCCTTTATTTGAAACATATAAAAACATCTACCTCCAAATAGCATATCTACTTTTGTTTACTTTTGGAACATGGCAACTATTAGTATCCACATTTTTTGGCCTGTATTATCTTGGCAATAGAATTCATATGAATTATTAAGCCCTTAACCGGGCTTAACAACCATCAAAACCCCTTCCAGAAAGCCTAGAGCGACTTGCATATCTTTCCTAATAGTACCATCTGCGCATCTACGCTTCCTTGCTATCGCCCTTAGAGATATACCAATAACAAAGTGAGCAATGACAAGTTCATATTCTTCTGGCTTGTAATTCTTTAGTCTGGCAACGCATCCATCAATCATTATCCCTTCATCATCGCCACATTGCGGACGTAATTTCTTACCATGAGGGAAAAGCCCCTTGAAGCCTGCAGCGATAGGCTGCCAGTCAACACCGCTTTTATCAGAGGCGGCCCACGCGCCCCACATATCCAAGACCTCATACATATCACGCATAGTGTTCTCCTAATTAAGCCAGCACACCAAGCGCAAAGGCTCGGTCCAAAATGTTTTTGAGCATGACCAACTGAGAACCATGCTTACGCTCGAATTCCCTTTGGTCTCGGTGAAGTTCGTCATGGCATTTCCGACATAGCGGAATAGCAAAACTGTCGTGCGATTTTGTACCCATCCCTCCCTGTCCATGCCCGATGAGGTGATGGGGATCATCCGCCGAAGAACCACAGCCCTCGCACGGTTGAGTCTTAACCCATTTCAGGTAGCCTGGATTTTCCCAGCGAATTCGTTTTGGTCTGGAAAAAACGTTTGGGGATACTCAGGATCTACTACCAGCGCCACCACGGGTTTTCCTCTGACTTGCTCCTGCTCCTTCTGTTGCTGGAAATATGCAGTTCTCTTCGCCAGTTCGCTGGTGGCCGGTACAGATGGTTCGAGATCGGTTTCACGATAAACAGAGAGGATGGGATCAGGCTTGAAGTTGAGTGCGCGGCGGGCCATGGTCTCCCCTATCGCTTCGGAAACGCCCATATAAACAGCCCACCAGCAAAGCTCCGCCAGCGAAAGCTCTCTATCACTATTGAATCCGAGCTTTGAAAGGACCGCATCGATAACCCAGGCTTTCACGTTCTGCAGCGCTATTGCTTCCAGCTGCTCTGTACTCTGATCCCGTAGCTTGTTGTCACATGACCAGCAAAGAAGCATGGCGCCGGGGCTATGCCGCATTGTTACCTTTTCATTGTGGTGATAATCCGTGTGTGGCCACTGGCAATGATGGACGCTGCGAAATAGCCAGGACTCGAGCGAAGTCATGCCACCAGCAGCCTGAATCACTCGCTCATCAGAAAAAAAGGTATCGAGGGCTGTATCTTCAATCAATGGCTGCCGCGCATCCGGTATCTTTCCCGAGGGAAGGTGTGCCATCGCCTTTGGGGGCATTTCGATAAGCACCCTGCCATAACCAAAAAGCTGCATCAGTTCCCGGCCCGGCTTGAGCAAGACCACGCCCATATTATGTGCAATCTCCACGGTCAGAATAGCGCGCATGGTTCAGCCTCCCGGATAATGATTTTGCCGGTTGTTCCCCATATTTTTGACACGCGTCCATCCCAGATATGGCTATCCTCGCCAAATAAGGCATCAAGTAACGCTTTCTCAAGATTGTCTTTGTCTGGTCGCGACTGGTGTGGCTTGCCGTCATACTCCGCCTGTTTCTTTTTGCTCCAGCTCGGCGGCATTGGAAGAACGAAAATAACGTGGTAACCACACTCAGGCAGCTCTATTCGGTTCAGGCGCACTTGATCGCAAAACGCCCGGTACCGTAAAACCTCAGGCCGTTTCTTCCACTTATCAGCGCGGGTCATTCTCGGTTTTCCCATAGGGGTTATGCTGTAGGCTTTCATTACTGCCTCCAGCACGGCTGTTGGAAAGTGCGGTCGATTCGCGGCGCTGTTTTACCTTCAGGAAGGAGCGCGCTGACAATCCAACTGGTGTAATCCGGAGCAAGGCTCTTTTCCGTAACGACTCCATTGGCCTTGTATCGCTTCACTAACTCTTCGGCTTGCGCTGCGGTCAGGTTGTCATGTTGGAACCAGCCCTTTTTCATAGCTGCGCTCCGTGAAGTTTCAGGAACGCGGCTGCCCTCTCACGCGCGACAGGCTGATCATCAATCATTTCCTGCAAGAGTTGCATAGCAAGAAGCGGTTCCTTATCTCCGGCAATCGCTATGCCGCGGGAAACGCCCCGGGTGATAGTGATAATGCCTTTTCGCTCGAGGGCTTTAAGGTGTTCCGCTGCAGCGTTTGGTGAGCTGACGCCGAGTAAGTCAGCAAGCTCGGTTGTGGAAGGTGGATAGCCATTTTTCTGTATGAAAAAAACCAGAAGATCGAATACTTCTTGTTGACGAGGCGTCAGGGTGTGGGCTGTTGCTGGACGTGTAAAATGCCCGGCTGAGCCATTATGGCTGTCGGGTTGATTTGTTTCAGGTTTCTTTGATGTGTTTTGCGCCATGGTAGTCTCCGTGGCGCAGCAGGTGCAGGGTGTTCAGTCCTACGAGTGAAGTGTATCAAAGCAACTTGTAATTCGGTAGCCCGCTTTCTCCAGCATCTCTGTAAAAAGTGTCGGTGTGCCAATTATCTCGTTAGGCTGAAGGGGAACGAACGATACCTCATCACCACGCCTGTATAACAATGCTCTGCCGCCATCCGGGAATGAACTAAATCTAGCGACCACGGCATAATCCTCGCAACGAATAAGCGCGTAGCCTGTGTCTGGCAACTCGTCATTAATTTTTATCACTTCGTTCCCCTCTGGCTGCCCCGAACGACCTGACATGGCTTCATCCCCCGCCATGCGGGAGGCTCTGAAGCACGTCTTTCGGGGTATAACGGAGGATTATTTCTTTGCTCAAAATTCCTCCCCACTTAAAAACACTGTATTAATGTACAGGTATTATTAACCCGTTTATTTTGGATTGCAATGAAAAAGGCTCAACAGTGCTTTTAGGTGATATTTATCGTGTTTTCAGTAGGTTAATTTTTTTTCATGCTATTAAGGCGGTCTGCTGCCCTTCAGTACAAAGCTCTGAAAGATTCGCCCTTACCAATGCCTCAGAGAACGGCGACGGTACCGCATTCCCTCAGTGGGCATTCGCATACCCCAGCCGATGATGCAAGATTACCGGAAGCCTTTAGTACGATATTCAATGCTCGCCGCAATACACAATGATATTGTTCCTACTCTTCCTATCTAGCGCTATCGAGCCAAACACAGATAGATATCGGCCTACCATGCCATAATGTCCACAAGGTCTGCTTTTAGTGAACAGCGGAATTCATAGTAATCTGAATTCAGAAGCATATTTCACTAACTATGCCATTTGTCAATAAAGTGGGAGTAGATCAAGAGTTGTCCCAAAGGTCGTTTTGCTTCAGAATAGTCTATAAAGTTGAATTCTACAGCGTACATTTTGAGACAGTATCATATGGCATGCACAGTAACATTTTAATGCGACAGAGTGGTCTCTTGGTCAAGAGTACCCAGTAGAACTAATCTCGCTACCAACCTATTCTAATTTACAGAAGGTATTATGGAAAAAAAATATCAGGTATTTTTGAGCTCCACCTATACAGATTTGGTGGAAGAGAGGGAGAGTATAATTAAAGCCGTGCTAGAATTGTATCATATCCCGATTGGAATGGAGATGTTCAGTGCAGAAGATGAAGATCAATGGGAAATAATAAGGAGAACCATAGAGGTAAGTGATTATTACATCTTAGTATTAGGATTAAGATATGGTTCAAAAACGTCCGATGGGATAAGTTTCACCCATAAAGAATATAATTATGCCTTAGAGAAAAAAATCCCTGTTCTCGCATTCTTAATGAATGACACTGTGGCTTTGTCTAGAGATAAAAGAGATGACAATCTCACTGATATCAAAGAATTCCGCAATACCGTTCTAACAAATTCCAAAATGGCACAATTTTGGGACACAAAAGATCAGCTTATAAAAAATGTTTCAATTTCCTTAATGAAGCAGATTATGCAAAAACCTGGGATAGGATGGATACGTGGAGACAATACTGTTGTTAGTGAGTCCCTATCCAATGAGCTATCAATTCTAAGTAAAGAAAACAGAGATTTAAGAGAGAAAATCACACTACTTGAATCAAAAGTAGAAATAAAAAAACCAGATATAAAAATATCTATAAACAGTCCTTCCATTGATGAAAAATTCAATTCGTTTGAAAAAGTCATCATGCCTAAAGTATTAAGTATAAACAACATCAGCCCGCATCTCCTTGAATTTATTTCAGAGAGTGACATTGAGTGGCATAATAGCAAAATCCCTGGAGAGCTTGAGCTTGAACAATTTAACATTGAAAGCGAAAAATACTTTAAAATCGAAAACTACTCTACCGCTTTAAATGTTAAAGTTTCAAATATAGGAACGGCAAAAGCAAATAACATATTTATAGAGCTGACCTTCCCTTCAGAAATTTTTATATATAAAGTCAATGAAAAGCCCCAAAAACCGGAATCCCCCGATTCCTTTTGACCCGATAATTAATGCGCAATCTAAATACCAAAAAAAACAGGATGATTTTAATTTTCCGAATGAATTCTCTACTTATAATTCATTATCCATGCACAGAATAACCACAAGAAATGATTTGATCAACCAAGGAATTTTCAAAAGCCTCAAGCCAAATAATGCATCGTCTTACACCTTACTGAGAGACAATACTATTACTATCAAAATTGATAACTTAATTCACACAAGGTTAATAACGTTTAGTGATGAGTATATGATTGCGCCTTTAAATACAGGAAAGCACATTATTGAAGCTGATATTATTTGTGAAGAATATACTCAGATTGATACTGTGACGATTGAATTGCAAATCTTGTAAACACACTAACCCTCGAATTAAGGATGATGGGGAGCAGACAAGCCTGGTAAGCCGACACAGATCATGTTTAGGAGCGCTTTAACCGGACGTACCGGACAGAAATCCTGGAATTTTATTGGTTCAGGACACTGAATGAAGCGCGGGAAATCACGTGTTTTACCTTCCAGTTCAAGCCGGATTCGGATCCCCCAGACATGAGATATCTGAAATGTTCTTTTTGGGTCGATGACACGGTCTTTGTTCCACCGTGACATGTTCATACTCAAATCTCCTGCAATGTGGGAGATTTGAGTATGGCAGTCCCTTATGAACTATGAGCGAAAGTTTATTACTTATATCTATCGATGCGTTACATACATTACCCTCAGCTAATTAATGGGAGCATGTCCAATCTTCTATTAGTTGTGCATGACTTCTATTCTCTTTAGAGTTATTCCTCTATCAAAAGTAGCTAGTTTACAGGTCAGGTGCTAATCAGTAGTGTAACTATCAGTCAAGCATAGTTGGTAATGATGAGTTAATGAACTTAATATTAATACTATTCTTTTTTAAGCAAAGCTCATGTCTCTTTTGAAGCATGCTAATGAACGTGTCAGTATTTGATGAGCTTAACTTCATGTTGTAAATAATTTCTGACACGCTGATAACATTTATGCAAATTTTGTGTCGCCTGCTGACTTCTTCTATTAACTCAATTATTTCAGGCCATTCTTTTGATTCTCTATATTCATCTATTAGGACTATGCCATAGAAATCATAATCGCCACCATGCAAGAGTGCTATTCCAGCAGAGTTATATATTTTCTCGCCTCTATTTATTACTTTATAAACGCCTTCTAGTTGATTAATTGCTTTCCTGCAGTGCTTAATCATGCTCGATGAAGCACGTTCCCGAGATTTATCCAGGGTCGAGATGTCTACTTGTAGGCATTTTGACTCAATCGCAATAACGTTATTGTTTAGCGAGCAAGTTAATACATCTGTTAGTTCTCTTTCCTTTTTCCCAATTGTTACCAATGGAGACAAGGTCGTTAATGAGTTATCCATCAGACAAAGCGCTTGATAGATCTGACGTTCCTGACGCGCACCATCAATCTCTGTTGCCACTTCATAACTTGATGAGCCTTGAGGATTTACATGATGCGTGATAATAGTCTCAAGTTCTTTAACCTTAACGGGAAAGCGAAATTTTAACACATTGAATCCCGGATGTTTAGCATCACCAGAACCTAATGAAGCACATACCGAATCCGTGAATTTCATGTTATCTAGGTGATTGTTTGCTGAAGAAAATTCAAAGTTTGCAATTACATTGTAAGCTCTTTTGTTTCTAAAGTTTGTTTTTATATTTATTGTTCCATATACAACGCTCGCGTCAGTCTCGTCGAATAAAGATAGGTGGATATCTGAGTCTAAAAATGAATCATCAAAAATATTATTGCGATTACTCCAACGTTGAGCAACTATCGCGTGGAAAGGTGATGATTTATTATCAAATACTTTTAAGACCAATGCAATATTATGTGTGGGGGTTGTTTTAACGAACAAATAAAATTCTATTTTAGCACCAAGTAAAATGGACTTGATGACTGATGTAGGTAATTTTGCTACTAACGCTTTATCGCCTGAGGAATTAGATTCACAAAAAACTCCAACTTGTTCTGATGCTAAAATGTCATGAAGACTTTTTGATGGTAAGTACATTAACTGACTCCTTGTATGCGTCAACCTGTAACTGTGTTAAAGCCAATCTATCATGCTGGTTGGATGTATAGGGTCAAATCCACAAACCGAGAATGTATAGCAATGTATTGTTAGCATGATAAGTGTTATAAACCATTATAAAGGAGGACACCATATCTTGCATAATCAATCCCTAACAGCCTTCAGGCGGCCTAAGTATATCACAAGCCCACTTCTATAGACTTAATAAGCAACGAATTGACTAGCTCTAGGTTGATCAATACACGGTGGTATCAGTAATGTTTTTGACTGGCCCTGACCCCGATTATCGTGAGCCGCTGTATTACGTAGAAACTTAGTAACGTCCGCTCTTGACTGTGAGTTCAACGGGTCGATGCAACGCTATTCTTAATCAAGGGGGACGTTGCCATGAAACGAAGAACTCGAATTAACTACACGCCAGAGCAGAGGGCGATTATCTTGGACAGATATAAGCAAGGTGATTCCCTGCATGATATCGCTAGAATGTTCGACAAATATCATTCTTCTATTATGCCCACTATCCACCAGACAGATGGGTATCTTTGCTGTACCGGCAGGCTAGGGGCTCTTCAACAAGCTGGAAAGAGTCAACTGTCAAATCGGGATCCCCATGTCTGGTCGCCGGGGATATCCGGATATTCTCGCCGAGTAGCATAAACCGACTGGAAAGAATGCCCTGACCTGGGCTGAGAGGCAGTACTGGATCCATACCCGTCTGAGGCACAAAATTTCCCCAGATACACGCAGCCGTATGCGATCCGGCGGGTGGGCAGCGAGAATCACTCATCAGGCTGATTATCAGCCTGATGTCTGGGAATTTCGTTCGGTCTTTCGCAAACCAGGCAGTCCGGTATATGCCAGCGATGTGACCGAATATCAGTACACCGCCATTTCTCAACGTCAGGGTTTCTTTGGGGTGCTACCCACAGCGTTCATCTCAAGGGATGTTATCAATGAAGCGACGCTGGCAGAAATTGAGGGGTTGGCCTGCTTCGACGGACTTCAGTATGGTAATGATCTGGTGTTCGGTGAATCGGGCTTTGCACATGGTAATCTCCTCAGGGGACATAATCAGTATGTCGGAAGATCTCTAAAAGTGAATGGTTCGGTTTACAGGGATGCTTACACTATCGCGCTCCAGAAACTTAGCCAGTTGCCGGGCAGTGGCCCTCTTGTTCTCCTTTAGAAAGCTGATCACTTTCTGATGGTTTTCGCTATTCATGTTTAATCCTTTGGTCATTGGTCAAAACTCGATTTATTCAAAGCAGCCCAGCCGCTTTTTTACGTTTATATTCCGCCATCCTCTGTTGCGCTGGAGTTGGTCCTGATGGCCTTGCTGGGGCCGCCAGTTGCCGCCGAATAGGCGGTATCGAATAGCCAGCCCCCACCCGCTTTTCCCAGTGAGATAACTTCGCTGCTGCAAGCTTGTCCATTTCGGGCTGAGTCAACCGGCGCTCCACTCCTTCACGCCGCATTTCTACGCAAATGTGGTAGAGCACAGGATGCTTCCACGGGTACTGCTCAGATGTGCTGTACCGCCATGACTCGTTTTTCCATTTGCAATATTCATGCTTCACGTCTTCCACCGTCAGCCCAAAGCTACCGCCACTTGCATCTGCGACCAGCGCAACAAACTCAGCAAAATCCGGTGGCCATGTGCTTTCTGCAGCACAGCGTTCGACGCAAACGTTACACACGCGAGTTAATTCCTCAGCGCTCATCGCTCCAATCTGCTGCTCCCAGAGGTCCGATGGACGATTGCCATTCTTCGCAATCCAGCGGTTGCTGTAGATTTTTGTCATGAGGTCCCACAGCCGCCATGCCGGAGTGTCCACCGTGGTGCTGTCGTTCCCGAATGTACTGCTCGCGCCCCTCACGTAACTGCCGTTCTGCGATGGACTCCGTGTTTCCAGTTGGGTTTTGCCCATTGGTCACCTGCCTGTTTTTGGGGTTGTCCTGGCAACGCTGCAGCCAGGTTGTGATGAATTTCTTGATGCCGTTCGGCGTTTTGCGCTTCTTCGGGTTACTTTCGAGCCAGCCGCACATGTTCCGCAGCTCCTGAGGTACATCCACCGCCGGGTAAAGCTCCCTTCGGCTTTCGAGGTAGTTCAGCGTTACGACATGCGACACACCGCCGATTAACGGCAGCGATATAAAAATTTCTTCAGGGGAAATTTCCGGGGGAGCACGGCGCTGATCAGTTTCAGCGTCGGGCATATTGTTTTTAGGTTTTATATCTTTATCTGGATCTTTATTAGTTGGATTCCCGTTGCCCTCCTGTTCCAACGGAGAATGAACACCCGTTGAACGGTCGTTAATTTGCCGTTCTGATTCCGTTCCTTTTTTGGCTTTTCTCGCCATGGCTGAGGCACGACCTGCAGCAGACTTCTGCTCAAGCGAATTGCGGACCCCCTCGAGATCACGCTCAATACGATCATGTTTCCATTCGCTACCGTTATCGCTGAAAAACTCCTTCAACGAGCTTTCAACGGAAATCCAACGGTCGTTGCTCAGCCGTGCAATTTTTGGCAGACGGCTCTTCGGTATCGCTTTCCCTGTTTGCCAGTAATTGAACATGAGCAGCAGGTATGCACCGTGCTCTTCTGTTGACAGATGCATGGTGTCCGCCAGGTAATCAGCAATGTAGAGTTGCATGTAAGGCAGCGCGGCCATGGTTACTCCTGATGCCCGAAAGAACCGGGCTTAATGGTCATTGGTCAAAACTCGATTAGAAAAACTGCGGCGTCACTGCGCCTATGCTGGCAAGCAGCGGTCCTGCTAAGTCCGATGGCAACATGTTGAAAAGCGCAATAGCTGCCTCTCTGATCTCTTTCTCAAGCTTCTGCAGCGGCGCGCCTAACAATTTGGCCTGGTGCGCCTCACCGCATTCTTTAATATCCCGGGCCACCAGCTCAGTCTCAGTCATTCCAGAACGCAGCCCGTGCTTTCTGGCAATTTCAATGGGCATGGCTTCACCGATTGCCACAGCAAGCTGCATTACGTAAGCGGTATATTTGTCGGAGTTAGCTTCATTTTTCAGATAACGAAAAAGATTCTGTTTGTTGATCGTTATCCCCCTGCCCCCCAGTTTTTCCCACTGTTCTGCCACCAGCCGCGCAATCTTTTCCTGTGCCTGGCCCGGCAAAGTGAGTTCCCACTCATGCACTGCGTCACGGAGAGCACGATGTTTAATGCCGTCACGGCGGTGGACCACATTCTGATTTTGGGTTTTCACTGAAAACCGAGAGACTTGGTTATGATTTTTATGCGCTGTTAAATGCATGGTCATCACTCCTGCTGTGGCAACCCATCGGTTGGGTTTGGGTAAAGGTCCGGGCGTAATTCATGCGGTGTAACGCCAGTTAATATGTAGATAGGCAATACACGTTTTGCGGGAACGGCACCTGCAGGCTCTTTCTTCCAGAGGGATACGGCCATCTTTGTCACGCCCAATAATTGGCCAAGCTTTTGGGCTGCCCCTGCCTTCTTGATTGCTTTTTCTAAGCCTGTCATCTGAGTTCTCCTGTATCGACAAGCAAAGTAAAGTATTAATTTACCAATTGGTCAATAATGCGTTGCTTGAAGGGGTAAAGCAAATGTTTACAATTACTGGCATGAATACACCGAATGAAAATGGCTTAATCGCCAGGCTGTCTGAACTCAATGAAAAGGGCTTTTCAAAAACTGAAATGGCCAGGGCAGCTAATGTCAGTAAACAGGCTGTGACGGGATGGTTTAAAAACGGCACCATAAGCAAAGCATCAGCATTGAGCGTGGCTGAGGCTGCTGGTGTATCTGTCGCGTGGCTTTTAGGTGAGGACGTCCAAGAAGATTCGGGACTCAAATCAAAGGAACAGGAGATGCTTCAGCTTTTCCGTCAGCTTCCTGAATCCGAACAGGAGCGCATGATCGACCTGTTCAAGGTGAGGCTCAAAGAAATTGATGAGTACGTAGAAAAATACCTACGTGGTCGCTATAAACCAAAAGACTAACTCCCAACCCCTCTATCAACCGGCAATAGCCGGTTTTTTTTCGTCTGAATTAAGTATCCCGCATTTTTTCGAGCCTCTTTTTTAAATGAAGTCAACCTAAGGCTGACCAATAAAATCACCATGACTTGACCATGCGGTAAAGATGTAGTTTACTTAGCTCAACCAGCGTCATCCAGGCAGGGAGCCCACGAAGTAGCTGCCGGCGGCATACGAAACACCGGATGAGATGACACATTGAAATGCGCAGCAGGCAGTACCGTTCCGCCAGCCTGGCGATAAGGGCAAAGAGAGAGGATTCATGGCTAAGAAACAATTCACCGTAGTCATTAGCGGCGATGGTGGTTATCGCACTTATCGCGTTATGGCGGAGGACTGGAAGGACGCAGACAGGATCGCAGATGGACAGCATCGCAGATTAAATCCTGACGATAAATCATCGGAGATTGGCGTGGCCGCCGTCATAAGAGGCTGGCCGGAGGTTTGGTAAGGAGAAAAGCATGATTGATTTCGCACGTAAACCAGCAGCACACCAGGCTACCCGTCTGAATGTTTTTGAGGTGATGCTCCGTAAGCTCTGTTACATCCTGGCCCAGAAGGGTAACCCGGCTGCCGACCAACAGCCTGCAGTACGTTAAACATCGAGTTTTGACCAATGGCCTGCCTGGCCGAGGAATGTGATTATGGAATTTGGCATGAAGCGCGTGATGGCATCTGTTCACGCAATGGCGGCACTACAACGCATCTTAAACGGTTCGTTCGTGGCCCTGACCACACTTAGCAAAGAGGCGAATCTTTCCACCTCTTACCTCGAGCAGATTTTCAATAAGCTGCGCGCCGGAAAGCTCGTTGTTTCTCAACGAGGCCCAGGCGGTGGTTATGCGCCCCGCGCTGGTGATATTTCAGTTTCAGAAGTCATCCGCGCAGTCAGCAAGATCCCCAATAGCGATACCTTTAAACCCGTTTTGACCGCTCTGGATGGTGTGCTGCTGTCTGAGCTGGCAAAGAGTCAATCAGCAGCCCCATAAAGCACAAAACCCGCGCAAGGCGGGTTAAGTACCCGGTCAGCCGACCAAAGCTTTCCGGAATCGAGTTTTGACCAATGACCACTACCCAAAAGCGGCAATCACTGGCTGCGGGTATCTTACATCCAAAAAAGAGGCCCCGATATGGAATTCTTTAATTTAATCAAAGCAACTCAAAAATCAGGCAAGCCTGATGCCATCCACTGGCAGACAGCAAAAACCGAAGCTCGCGCAAACCTGATGCTTGATGTGGCCCTGGAAGATGCCGGTATAGAAACCGGCCGCGGCCACGATTACAACAAGCCAGTCAGGACTGATTTCCCTGTTTTCGATGATCTTCCGGAGGAAGGCACTGTCGATTTCGATTGGTGCAAGCGTTACGAGCTGGCGGAAGACGGCAGAACCTGGCAGTTGATTCAAACGGCTGCAGTTGACGACGAAGAAGCGGAGGAGCTAAGCGACGCTATTGAAAGTTACAAAATGGGTCTCAGCGTCGAACTCGCTCATTTCTGGATCGGAGGCATGTTTACAGCAACGCCAGAAGAGCGAGCGGCCGCAATCAAGGCCCAGATGGATATGGACAATAACTATCTCCAGAATGTCATTCTGGCGGTTAATTCCATTGAGCCTCTAAAGCAGTGCCACAACCATATACGCCATACCCTCCTTGAGGCTATCAAGCTTATCTGGCCACTGGATGGAAAGACTCCTGAGTTGTCTCACGTTCTGGCGTTCTCAAAGGAATGGATCGAAGCCCTGAATGATAATTCAGCCGGCCGCGGTAACCACCGGGCTGACGTCATTGAAAAATGGAAGGCAAAGTCTGCGCCACAGCCTGCTGCCATCCATTCCGTTAAAAGCGAACAGGAGAACATGATCAGGACTGATGCCGGAACCAATGCAGGTGGACAGATAAAAACTGACCGCAACACGGATCTTGCCCCTTCCCTGGATGTTCTTGATATTGAAATCGCGGCAGCAACCCTACCTATGGATTTCAACATCTACGAATTCCCGGCAGGGGTTGTTCGCCGGGCTAAGGAAATTATCACCAACAAAGAAGAACCATGGAAAACATGGAGCGCCGTTCTTCGCAAGTCGCCAGGCATTCTGGACTTTTCCCGCGGCACAATTTTTGTCCTGATTCGTAATGCACCAACAGAGGTGCTGCATTCAATCCCAGCATTGACGAGTCACGTAGCCAAAAATCTGCTTGAGATTAAATTCATGCCAGATGACGGGAAACCAAATAGCGAAGAGCGCTGGAACTCCATTCAACACTATTTTATTTCGCCCGCAGTCGTGGAAGAAAACGGTGAGAATGCTGATCAGCAGTACACAGAAAGCAAGCAGCCGCCAGCCCAACTGATAAAAGTCGGAGCCGGTATTTTCGATGCCACTGCTCTGTTTAATGCCCCTTCTAAGGATACTGCTGCGGAGAATACAAACAATGTGCCGGTGGAAGAAGCTAACAACCATGAAACCAAAACTGATTCTGAAATTCAGCCTGGCGAAAAAGCAATTCACTCAACTGAAAGCCATGTTGCGGTTAATCAGGAAACAAATGCCCTGAATAACGATACCGTTCATCGTAATGAGAGCACCGAAACGCAGCTATTCACTCATCTCATGGTTGACCTGGAATGTTTTGGCTCCAACCCTGATGCTCCGATCGTTTCCATTGGCGCAGTGTTTTTCAATCCTGAAACCGGCGGGATGGGAAGTGAGTTTTACAAAGTCATCAGTCTTGGTTCTTCCATGGGATTCGGCGGCCAGCCGGACGCAGATAGAATTCTTTGGTGGCTGAAACAGTCCGCGGAATCTCGCTCTGCAATTCTGGTGGACGATGCCATACCTCTGGATGACGCCCTATTACAGCTCAACGAATTTATCTGCGAAAACGCCGCAAATGGCCCTGCCAGCGTTCAGCTATGGGGGAATGGCGCTACATACGACAATGTCCTGCTACGGCGCTCTTACAGGCGTACCGGCATCCCTGCTCTCTGGGAATTTTGGAACGATCGAGATGTGAGAACAATCGTCGAACTGGGCAAGGCCATTGGCATTAATCCTCGTTATGAAATCCCTTTTGAAGGTGATCAGCATAACGCCCTGAGTGATGCCCGGCACCAGGTTAAGTACGTTTCTGCCATCTGGCAGCAGCTGATTAAAAACTGATTTTCCTTATTCAATATTGAGCGCGCCAGCCAGATAACCTTTTTCTGGCTGGTCATCAGGGGATGACCTATGCATGAACTTACGCTGTCACCTCAGGAGATTCAGGAAATCACCGGGTATATGCGTTATACGCAGCAGCAGCGTCAGCTGCGCTGTCACGGCATTCCATTCACAACAGATGGACGGAATCGCCCAATCGTATTGCGCAGAAATATTTTGCCAGGGACCACCGAACTACCAAAGGTTGACGAATATGTTGCAACAGAGCCGGACTTCGACGCTATCTATGGGCAGGCCAAGAAAAGATCCGAAAGATACCCACCTTCCACCGCGGGTATCAAAAATAAGTACAGCTATGTCTGGAAACCAAAAGGCACCAAGCTAAGTATTTGCCTGGGGAAAATACGTGAAACACCGATATCAAAACTCTGGCAAAGGTATGAAGAGGAAAAGGCCAAGCGCCATGACGTTATGACCTTTGCCAAATTGTGGGGCATGTTTATCGAAAGCCCTGCATTCACCGAGCTGGCGCCACGAACGCAGCAGGACTACCACCAGCATCAGAAGCAACTACTGGCCGTGTTCGGCAAAATGAAAGCCGACGACATTCGGATAGAGCAAGTTCGTATTTTCATGGATAAGCGCGGGATGAGCAGTAAAAATCAGGCCAAACAGGAAGTCGCCAGCATGTCCCGCGTATTTGGCTGGGGTTTTGAGCGAGGGTATGTGAAGGGCAATCCCTGTAAGGGGATCCGGAAATTCACTCTCATCGACAGGGACGTTTATATCCCCGATGAAGATTACCTTGCTGTGTATGAGCGCGCCGCCCCAGAGATTCAGGTGGCCATGGAGATTTCATATCTTTGCGCAGCGCGCGAGGATGATGTTCTGGATCTGCGGATCGTAGATGTCAGGCATGAAAGAATTTTTATTGAGCAGAACAAAACCGGCAAAAAACAGATCAAGCAGTGGTCCCCTCGCCTTAGAGCGGCGGTTGATCTGGCTATTGAGAAGTTGTCCGGAAGATCTGCGGCCGGCTTTCTGATTCCTGGGCCATCAGGCGGCGCTATGAATAAGAAAACGTTCAACACCTGGTGGAACAAGGCAAAGAAAGCTGCAGCTATGAAGTTGGGTCGCAGCGTCCCTCGGACGTTTCACGATATAAAAGCGAAAGCTATTTCAGATTACGAAGGGAGCAGCAGAGACAAGCAACTTTTCTCTGGCCACAAAACGGAAAGTCAGGTGACAACGTATGACCGAAAAGTGAAAATTTCACCAACACTCGCGGCACCGGTACTGAGCAAAAAAGAGGAGAAATGAGGGGGCTAAAGGCAAGAATATACCAAGTGAATATACCAACAATATACCAACACCCCAAAAACAAAAGGGGTCGCCTTTCGGCAACCCCTTAGAATGTTGGCGGAAGCGCAGAGATTCGAACTCTGGAACCCTTTCGGGTCGCCGGTTTTCAAGACCGGTGCCTTCAACCGCTCGGCCACACTTCCAACGAGGCGAACTATAAACATACCCATACTTCATGTAAAGCACGATTTTGTTCAATCGCCTGAAATTTCATCATATTTGTTTTATTTGCCTGAAACAGCAGCAACCTGCTCAGTTTCAAGCCGCTTTTTCTGCCCTCCATCGAGGGCAGCATCGGCATTAGTGCTTTTTGATGTACATATCGCGGGTGAGATATTTACCCAGACTGCTCGGAGCATAGCCTCCCACATACGGCTTCACCAACTGGGCCAAAACATAATGATATACCGGTACAGCCGGTACGTCTTTGGCCAGTAAATCCTCCGCCTGTTGATAATACTTTCCTCGTTCCTCGAGTGTTTCAGCTTTCGAAGCCTTCACCAGCAGTTCGTCGTAAGCCGGATTGCTGTACTTAGAAGTATTTTCACTATTGCCGGAACGGAAGTTATCCAGGAAGGATGCCGCATCGTCATAGTCAGCAATCCAGGCATAGCGAACGACATCAAAGGTGCCGTTATGCATGGTATCCAGCATGGTTTTCCATTCCTGGTTTTGCAGCTTAGCATTCACTCCGAGATTTTTTTGCCACATAGAGCTGGCGGCAATAGCGATACGCTGGTGCGATTCAGAGGTGTTATACAGCAGGTTAAAGGTCAAAGGATGTGAGGCATTAAACCCGGCGGCCTCCAATAGCTTCTTCGCTTCAGCTACACGTTTTTCGTGGCTCCAACTGGCGTAGTCAGGGTTTTTAAGCTCTATTCCACCAATTTGGGGTTGGCTAACAATCCATGCAGGTCTCTGCCCCTGTGCCAGGACTTTGTCGGCAATAATGTCTTTGTCCAGAGCCAGATTCAGCGCAAGGCGAACGCGAGGGTCATTAAACGGCGCTTTGGTGGTATTGAATTCGTAATAGTAAGTAGACAGGTAAGGCGTGATATGAACCTGATTGGGAATCGACTCTTTCAAAGAAGCAAACAGGGTTTGTGGAATGGTCGACGTAATATCGATCTCCCCTGCTTTGTAGCGGTTAACATCAGATGTCGGGGAAGCAATCGGTAAATAGGTCACCTTATTAATAACAGTACGGGCATCGTCCCAGTTTTGCTTATTACGTTCCCCCACCAATTTTTCGTTGACCACCCACTGCGACAGCTTATATGCGCCGCTGCTCACGAAATTTTCCGGTTGGGTCCATTTATCTCCGAACTTCTCAACCACCGCTTCGCTCACCGGCACCATCGAGGTATGCCCCAGCATTAACAGGAAGGCAGCCGTCGGCTGGCTGAGCGTTACCTGCAACGTACTGGCATCCAGCGCTTTCACTCCGAGACTATCTACTGGCTTTTTGCCTAATGCAATATCTGCAGCATTTTCAATATGCATACTGCCCGGGTAGCTGGCATAAGGTGAGGCTGTTTTTGGATCGACCAGGCGTTTCCAGCTCCAGACCACGTCCTGCGCGGTAATAGGTTCACCGTTGGACCATTTAATGCCCGGACGAAGATGGAAGGTCCAGACGATGTTATCTTTTTCCTCCCATTTATCCGCCAGACGAGGCTGGATCTTACCGTTGTTGTCTACGGCAATCAGCCCGTCAAAAAAGTCGCCGATAATATTACTTTCAACGTCGCTCTCCACTTTGTGAGGATCCAGCGATGCCGGTTCACTGCCGTTGTTACGCACCAGCTCCTGTTTGGCTGCAAGCTCGGTTCCTGGCGGAACGTCTGCTGCCCATGCGCTGGAAATAGCGCTGAGCAGACCCAGAGCAATCAATGATTTTGAAAATGTGTTGTTGTTTGCTTTCAT